CAAGGGGGCCTCTAGCTTCTTTGACACATCGCTGGGCGGCGGCATCCTGTCTGCTGGCCTTGGCCTCCTAGACAAACCGCAAAAACAGAAATTCGAGTAACTCCCACCCGCCCAAAACCTCCAAGAACTGGTAAAACAAGTAAAAGAAGCGGGATTTAACCCGCTCACCGTTCTTGGAGCAACGGGCGGTCAGGGGTTTAACAACACTTATTAATTTAAACTGTCTTTCGGTTCATTCGTCGGCCAAGCCCTCTCGCGGGGCATGGAAACATATTTCGGCCTTAAAGATCGCGAAGCGCAAGCCGAAATCGACTCGCTCCGTAAAGACATGATGCGCCAAGAGATTTCCATCATGAAATCCCGCGAAGACATCTACAAAAACCACGGGTTCCGCGTCCCTACATCCGTCACAAGCTCTGACGAAGTGATCGGCGCAGTGCCTAAACTCGAAGTGGGGCGCAATACTGTCACAAACCCGTACTCCCTAAACTTCGGCGCAGTCGTAAATCCGCGCAATCAAGACGCGGAAAGCGCCGAACAAAGAAACGGTGAACTCGGCGAATTCACTCAAGGCGTTCTGAACGTTGTTTCCGATTGGAATTACAATCGTAAGTATCAGAACGTTAAACAGAAATTCGGCGCAGAAAAAGCCATGGAAGTACACAAGCGCTTTGGCGCTACTTCCCTCGACTTCGGCGAAATAGTCGAAGACGTCACCGGACAACCACGCACAACCCTAAAACCAGCCATGCCACCGCGCCTGACTGGCTCCTCGTTGCGCTGGTGAGACGCAAACCCTGTAAGCGCTGCCGCCAACGTCGGCAGGCCATGGCAAAGAAAGCAAAAACATGGCTCTTGAAAAAACGAACAACGCCCGGGAAGTCGTTTAAGACTTCATAAAGCATCTGCTTGAACTCGGCGTTTCACAACAAACCATCACCAAAGCTGCATAATGCAGCGTCTACCCCACTGAAAGGAAACCACAGTGAACCTTACTGAAACAATTCGGACAAACCCGATAAACGCACAATTGACCGTGCGACCCCAAGAAGTGCGGGGCGTCACTTTGATTGACCCCGGCAAAATTACCCCGGTCACATGCTTCAACCTGCTTCGGGAAGATCGTATTCAAACGTTCAATCTGAACATGATGATTGATATGATGGAAACCGCCGAAACTTTGTTTAACGGCGTCAAAGTCACCGCGCGCGCAATTTTCGTTTTCCATCTCGCGCTAGATCGGTTTGAAGGCTCTTTAGACCGGATGAACCGTTCTGCCGAAGGTATTGCCGACAAAGACGGTGGCGACATCATTCCCTACTTCACAACCCACGCCTATGACAAAGCCGCGCCATTTTACCGCGCGCTTGGACTGCACGCACCACAGGGCGCGCAAGTCAACACGGCGTATCTGGAAAGCTATAACGTTTACGTTAACCACCTCTATTCGGCCATGTCTAAAAACCTGACCGAACGCACAGCACTCGACATAATTCTTGCCGCGTGCCCATGGGCAAACAACGCCTTCTCGCATATCGTTCCCGATTTCGAGACTGCCGCGTAACTGGGTGAAATGGACCTCGTGATCGGGGGCGGAGCGCCCGTCAAAGGTATCTTCGCCCAGCTTCAAACCTTCGCCTTTTTTGGCGGATATGAAACGGGCGGCACAGCGGTCGATCCAAGTAACGACAAGACCTTTATTGGTCGCTTTATGGTAAAAGAAGACCCTGACAACCCCGGTTTCCCCGGCATCTTTGCCGAACTGGAAAGCAAGGGCATTATATTGACCCTCGCAAATATCGAAATGGCAAAGAAAACAGCGGCCTTCGCTGAAATCCGACGCCAAATGAAAGGCTTAGATGATGATCACATCATTGATCTTCTTATGGCTGGCATTCGCGTGCCTGATGTTCAATTGGCACAGCCAATCCTATTTGTTAAATAATCAACGCTTATCGGCTATAATCGCCGCTTCGTTATAGACAGCGGCAATCTTGCCGATAGCGTCACAACCGGCGAAACCGGACTGAGCCTCAAAGTTCGCACACCGGCCATGAATACGGGCGGTGTCGTACTGGTCACAGTCGAAATCGTTTCGGAACAACTCTATGAGCGTATGCAGGACTTCTTCTTGTTTGCCGATACCTACGACAAACTTCCTTCGTTCACACGTGACGAGCTTGACTTGGAAAAAGTCGATGTCGTTCAGAACAAATACGTAGACATCGCCCACACGGACCCCGATGCCACCTTTGGGTATGCGCCGCTTAACCATGCATGGCGCAACAAAACGCCAAACATTGGCGGCAAATACATGCGCCAAGCTGGCGACCTGTTTGACGAAAACCGCCAAAAAATTTGGGCGGTCCAGCAAACCGACCCGGCCCTAACAACCGACTTCTATCTTGCACAAAACATCCACAAGGACGTTTTCCAAGTGACCTCTGAAGAACTCTTCGAGGTCTCAACAGTCGGTTTGGCGCAAATCGTCGGTCCTACAGTCTTCGGCAAAATGCTTCAAGAAGATACGGGCGATTACGTCGCGCTGGATGCAATCAAAGACGACACCACGATTGATCAAACCGTATAGCGGCTATGCCTTGAAAAACCACCCCGCCCCGAATAAGGGCGGGGTTCCTCCAACCTGAAAAGGAAACCACCGTGAACAAAGTTTACAACATCAAAAACCCCATAGAATGGGTTCAAGTCACCGACCAAGAAATCCTGCACTTCGAATGTGTTGCTGGCAGTCGCAATTTTGCGCTGTCCATCAACTGCAATATGACAGTGGAAGTCTGGTCATCCTTCTACGAAGATATGTCAGAAGCTGTGCTTGTGGCATGTGACCATGGCTCGTTCCAGATGGGCTTGACTTCGGCAATTGACGTTTACATTCAATTCCGTTTCCCCTCTGAGGCGTCCGTCTTTGTCCGCTTTTTCGCGGCAAATTATATTGTCTCTAAAAAGGACGAACTTTTGTTCGTCACTATGATGCCACAAGGCCGCAATTCGGACCTAGACCGCATGATGCGCATGATGGCTATGAACGAAAAGGCGCGAGACATTAAGCTGTAAATTATCTTGAAGCGTCTCGAAGACGAAAAAGAGCAAGAGCGCGCTGAAAAGAAAGCCGCTCATCTCGCCAAACTCGAAGCCGAAAAAGCAGCCAAAGGGACAACCGATGAAACGACATCTGAAACGGGCGATACAGCGGCTGATTAGACGGGTGACAAAAAACGGGGGAGCGGATTAACGCTCCCCCACCTCACCCGTCCCGGCTGTAACCTCCACGAAACCACCTAGAACACATAAGGAAGCTACTAGAACACTCCATGATCCTGCTCTTGTCAAGTCCAGTTATTATCGCGAGCGTGTAAACCGAGCACAACAAGACAAGGCTGACGCCTATATCGTGTTCTTCTACCGCCGCTTTATCAAAGAAATGGAAGCGCGCGGCGTGGCGATGTTCGCCACGGAGTTCAACCGATCAAACGAACGACAAAGAGAACTAAAAGCCAAAGGCGTCTCTAAAGCCGGTCCCGGTGCGTCTCCGCACAATTACGGGCTGGCTGTCGATATCGTACATTTAACCCGCCTATGGGACCTGACTGAAAAGGAATGGGACCTCATCGGCACAATCGGCAAAGAAGTCGCACGCAAAATGAACCTGAAAGTGGAATGGGGCGGCGATTGGAACTTCTATGACCCTGCCCACTGGGAAATCAGAGACTGGCGCGAAGTTCGCGACAATCAACTGATCTTTCCTTATGGCAAGCGGTCCAAACTCTTTGACTTTCGGGTAACCCGTAAAAGTCAATTCAAACTCTTGCTAATGGGCGAATACGCCGAAATAGACCCTGTTCTATCTTAGCAAATAACCCACACGGAAATATCCGCAGCTTGACTGCCGGTTAAACTGGAAACGCAGCGCGTTAACCAACCGCTTTTCCGTGGCAACTCTTCTGGCTCCCGCCTTAGCGGCCTTTAGGTACCGCAGCGGGTCCAGTAGCAGATCGTCCAGGACAAATTACATTTCAATTTGTCCTAGATGATCTGCGTCTCACCACCCCTCTATCCTTGTTGGGGGATGCATTTAGTGACACCGCAACCTCTGACCGCGCTTCAACCAAAGGGAAAGCCATGTGCCTCAATCCAATTAACCTCGCAGATGTCGGACAGATTGCGTGTCGCAAATGCTGGCAATGCAAGAAAAACAAAGTTGACGGCCTCGTAGGGCGCTGCATTGCCGAACAACAAACCTCCCAACAAACCCTTGCCGTAACCCTTACCTATCGAGAGGACACCGCCCATGCGGCTACTCTCGTCTACTCGGACGTGCAGAAATTTTTCAAACGCCTCCGCAAAGCCGGTTACACCGTCCGCTACATCGTAGCTGGCGAATACGGTTCCAAGAAAGGCCGCGCCCACTGGCATGCGGTCCTCTTTCTCAACGGCAAGCAAATCGAGCAACAGCCCTCTGGCTCGAAACTCGTAGGCGATCAGATCGCTCTCGAAACCCGCATAGACTGGCCCCATTGGGAACACGGATATGCCTACTTTCAGGAACCCGACTACGGCGGATTTCGCTATTTGCTGAAATATGTTCTGAAAGATCAGGACCAAGAGATTGCTCGGACACATCTCGCAATGTCCAAAAAACCACCGTTAGGCTCTGAATGGATCAAACAACGGGCGTAACGCCTCGTTGATCAGCGATTGCTTTTGCATAATCCGCTCTACAAATTCAAGGGCCATACGGTTATTCGCTCTAACGGCAAGCAAGAATATCGAAGCTTCGCCTTTACCAACTGGTCAAAGGAATATCTCCTGACCATGTACGACCAACTTTGGCGCGAAAAATACGGGGATGAACCCCCGCAAACTGAATTCCTGTAAGAGGAATATCAGGACAAAATCGCCGCCAAAGAAAACCTGCGCTTTGACGCAGAAACCGAGCGAAAACGACTTGAGGAAAGCCGCCAAAGCGGACTTATCCAACACCTCAAGTCTAAGCCCTACGTCTGGCAACAAACTCCCATTAATTGGGAGCAAATCCATAAAGGATACTTTGACCCGGCCAAACTCCAATGGTATGTTATAACATATCACGACGGAACTGGCGTTCTGTTCAATCACGAATTGGAAACCACATGGCCCCTAGACGTAGATCAAGTAAATATGGCGATAGACGGAATGCACCGAAGCCGCGTGTAGCGCTCTCACCTCTCGAAAGAGAACGGCGGCAAGCGTACAAAAACCGCTACGCGGAATACGAACAAATGCTCGCCGCCGACAGGGCGCGTCCAAAACCCGTCAAATTCGGGTTAGACCGCCCTCCTCCCGTCTACTTCAAGGGCAAACCACCCGCAGAAATCGCCAAGCCAGAACGTTAGACACTGGCACAAAAAGCTGGCCTTATCGCCAAGGCGGCGATATGCAAGCCCAAACCCAAAAACCCAAAAGGCAAAGGAAAAGGGGGCAGTCGAAATTTTGTTCCGTGGTGTGATAGAAAGTGATTGATAAATCACATCTACCCCCCCTACAACTTCAAGTAGGGCGGCGTAGACCACCACCCGAACCGCTGACCTCCGCGTCTCCGCACAATAAACCGCCCTATTGGTGTTAACATAACAAAGCTTATGCACCTTTACGTAGCGTTAAGTGCGCAAACGCACAGAAACCACAAGGCACAACATATAGTGCCAGTAAAGGACCAAAACCATGCTTGGCATTCTCTCAGGTGAAATCTTTGAACCTATCATACGTCGCCTCGGCACGGCCTCCGCAACGTATCTTGTAACCGTTGGCGTCCACGCGGACGTGGCAAATGATGTCAAGCTGGGCATTATCGCAGTCGCTGGAATTACCGTCGACCTGATGTTTTCCCACCTCGCAAGAAAGGCACGCAAATAATGGGCCTTTTCTCTGGTATTGTAAAAATCGCTAAAAAGGTGGTCAAGGGGGCCTCTAGCTTCTTTGACACATCGCTGGGCGGCGGCATCCTGTCTGCTGGCCTTGGCCTCCTAGACAAACCGCAAAAACAGAAATTCGAGTA